GACATGTTCTCGCAGCTCCCGTCATGGTTCACAAATTTGTGGATCCTTGTAGTTGCGAGCATATATGGTATAAAGGGTACGCAAATATTTAGAAACGGAGGTAAAAAATAATGGCAAAGAAAAAAATAAAAAGATTTCTTAAAAAAGCTGCACCACTATTAGCGGTAGCTGGATTAGGAAAAGCATTTATGAATGCAAGAAATAGAAAAAATCAAATGAAAGACTTTTTAGCAACTGAGGGTGGAGATATATCCAATATGATGTCAAAACCAAACATGATGGATATTGCAGGTGGTATATTAGATCGAGGCAGAGGAAATATAAAACCGAGAATGTCAAAAATGATGACAGCAAAAGAAATGGCTAACGATCCATTTTTTATAAATGCAGAGACTTTAATGAACGATCAAAGAATGTTCAAAAAAGGTGGCAGAGTTAAAAAAGGCTTTGCTAAAAAGAAAAAACAAGCAAACAAAATGAGGAAGAAATAATGCCTGGAACAATGATGATGAAAAGACCTATGATGAAAAAAGGTGGTAAAGCTTTAAAGAAAGTTAAACCATCTCAAAAAGGTTTAAAAAAATTACCCAGAAAAGTTAGAAACAAAATGGGTTATATGAAAAACGGCGGAAGAGCGAAGTAATGGCCGGAAAAGGTTTATATGCAAACATTCATGCTAAAAGAAAGCGTGGGGGTAAAATGCGAAAGAAAGGTGCAAAGGGTGCACCAACTGCAGCAAACTTTAAAAGAGCAAAACAAACAGCGAGAAAATAATGACTAAGCTTTGTCCTAGAGGAAAGTCGGCAGCGAAAAGAAAATTTAAGGTATATCCTTCAGCATACGCGAACGCATATGCGAGTAAGATTTGTGCTGGTAAAATTAAAGATCCTTCTGGTGTAAAGAGAAAAGATTTCAAAGGACCTAAACCTTCTGGAAAAAAAGACGGTGGTAGAATAAATTTTAGAGGTGGTGGAATCTGTAAGAAAGGAATGAATAAAAAAATTCTAAGAGCATAAAATGGCTGGTTTAAAAAAATGGTTTGATCAAAAATGGGTAGATATTGGTTCCAAAAAAAAGGATGGTTCATTCGCAAAATGTGGCCGTTCAAAACAAAAAGCAGACTCGAAACGGAAGTATCCAAAATGCGTCCCACTTGCCAAAGCCACACGGATGAGCGACTCGCAAAGGGCGAGTGCTGTCAGACGAAAAAGAGCAGCAGGTAATACAGGACCAAAACCAACAAACGTAAAAACATTTGCAAAAAGAAAAAGTATGAGCATGGGAGGTCTAGTTTGAGAAAACAAGACAACATGCCTGCAAGAAATAAGAAGAACTTCAGATCTACAAAGTCTGGAGCAGGTATGACACGAGCCG